GTTTTGAGTATTAACGGCAAAACAAACATGATGATATGTCGGGCGTTGTATTTTTCACAAAATAAAAGACAGAGTGGGTAGTATTCAACCCCACATGTATATGGGTTAGTGTAATCCCCCACATATAGAAAAGAGGGAGCAGGGGCGCTAAAACCGCGGGAAGAGAAAAGAAAGAGGTGGGGGGGATAAGTAAATAAAAAAAAAAAAAAATATTTTCGCGCGGTGGTTTGCGGAAGTTATTTTATAAATAAAAGGGGGGGGGTGAGAAAAATGCCAAAAAAAAATAGGACAAAAACACAGGGGAGTTTTTTGGAAAAAAAAAAAACATCCCCCCGAAAAGGGGGGGGTTTCGTAAACAATGGAAGAGGGGGGTGGGGGAGGCAAAAGTTTTACCAAAAAGAAAAACCCCAGCCGGCCTTTAAGCCCCTTTGAAATTTAGAGTCCATTTAATAGGGGGGAAATATTATAACGCTTAATCCCAATTTATTGTGTTTTGGGGCGGAATTTTTAAAGGAGGGGGTAACAAAAATGGGTCAGTGTTTAAAACCAAAAGATTCCCAAAAAAAAAAACAGGGCATCCCCTTTAGGCGAGAAAATCATTAACAGTTCTTTCCAAAAAACCCGAAAAAAGAGGATTTGGGGGGAAATCAATTAATGCTATTAGTGGGACCTGTATTCCAAAGGGGGTAGATTCCAAGCAGGGTATTTTTTTTTGTTAAAGAAAACATCATAGCCTCCCCTCGATATAGAAACATTCCGGTGCCGGGCAAAATTTCGGTTACGCCGACTAAATCACTTGCAACGCAACATGATTTAGCCTTAGCGTATTCTCCGGGCGTTGCCGAACCTTGCTTGGCAATGAGAAGGAACCCGCTGCTGCTCGTCGTTATACCGCTCGTGGTAACTTAGTAGCGGTTATTTCAAACGGTACTGCGGTACTCGGTTTAGGTAATATCGGTGCGTTGGCGTCCAAACCGGTAATGGAAGGTAAAGGCGTATTATTCAAAAAATTTGCCGGCGTAGATGTTTTTGATATCGAAATTAACGAACACGATCCGGATAAATTAGTCGATATTATCGCATCGTTAGAACCGACTTTCGGCGGAATCAACTTAGAAGATATCAAAGCACCGGAATGTTTCTATATCGAGAAAAAATTACGTGAGCGTATGGGTATTCCTGTATTCCACGACGACCAACACGGCACGGCAATTATCGTAGGTGCGGCGGCAGTAAACGGTTTACAAATCGTAGGTAAAGATATTGGCGAAGTGCGTTTAGTGGTAAACGGTGCGGGTGCGTCTGCGATTGCGTGTACCAACTTATTGCGTTCTTTAGGTTTCAAAAAAGAAAATATTACTATGTGCGATTCTAAAGGGGTAATTTACCAAGGTCGCGGTGATAATATGGATGAAACCAAACAATTCTATGCGATTGAAGATAACGGTTGGCGTACCCTTGCGGATGCGGTCGCGGGAGCGGACGTATTCTTAGGTTGTTCTAAAGCGGGCGCATTAACTCAAGATATGATCAAAACCATGGCGAAAGATCCGTTAATTCTTGCGTTAGCCAACCCTGTGCCGGAAACTACGCCACACGAAGCGAAAGCCGTGCGTGCGGATGCGATCGTATGTACCGGTCGTTCGGATTATCCGAACCAAGTAAATAACGTACTTTGCTTCCCGTATTTATTCCGCGGTGCGTTAGACGTAGGTGCAACCACGATTAATGAAGAAATGAAAATGGCGGCGGCACACGCAATTGCAGATTTAGCAAAAGAGCCGGTTCCGTTTTGAAGTATTATCAACTTACGGCGAATTATCGTTCGGTCCGGATTATGTAATCCCAACACCATTTGACCCTCGTTTAATTGTGGCGGTTTCATCAGCGGTTGCAAAAGCGGCAATGGATTCAGGCGTTGCGACTCGCCCGATTACCGATTGGGATGCGTATGCAAAACAAGTGAAAGCGCTTATCGCTTAACGGTTTAAAATAATTGAAAGAGGCGAGATTATTCGCCTCTTTTTGTTTTGCATTTTGGTAAAAAAGTGCGTAGAATATGCACTCGGCTTTTTCAGCCGAAATTATTTTGTGAAATAGCTGGGTCGCCTGCTATTTTTTATATTCACGGAACGTTATGTTCCTTTTTACTTTAAGAGAATCAAACAATGTCATTCAAATTTGAAGCTGAAGTTCGTTCTGCGCAAGGTAAGGGTGCGAGCCGCCGCCTGCGTCACAATGGTCAAGTTCCTGCGATCATCTACGGTGGTAACGCAGAGCCTGTATCAATCATCTTAGATCACGATAAAGTGAACAACGCACAAGCACACGATGCGTTCTATAACGAAGTATTAACTATCGTTGTAGCGGGTAAGGAAGAGCAAGTTAAAGTACAAGCGATTCAACGTCACCCGACCAAACCAAAATTAGTTCACTTAGACTTCAAACGCGTTTAATCTAGGAATACCAACGGTTTAACGTTGAAAAACGTTCCGAAACTTTTATGAGTTTTAGTAGTTTTTATGCTAATAAAATCAATATTTTATAAAATAGTTTCGGAACGGATTTTAAGTGATTTAAAGGCTCTTTTGTATAGTGCAAAAGGGTCTTTTTTATTATGTAATTTCATCGGTTGGTCTGAGTGGTTTATCTTTTCTAATGTAGTGTTGAGTCATTCGTTTTGATGTATGGCCAAGTTGCTTTTGAGCTTGCTCGTCGGTAGCTGTCAGTGAAATATCTGTTGCTGCTTTGGCTCGCATATCTCGCATTTGAACTTTTCCAATTTCATTTGCTAATTCAGGATAAGCACGCATCGCTTTTTCTCTGATCTCTCTAAAATGCACCGTGAGTATTTGGCGGTCTAATTTTTTTCCCCATTTGTTTGTAAATAGCCAAGTGGTTTCAGGTTGTAGGCGTTTATCTATAATTTCCTTTAACCTACCGGTAATTTCAAATCTGACTTTCTTCCCTGTCTTTTGTTGTGTGATATGTAAAATACCGTTATAAATATGTGATCGGTGGATATTGCAAATATCAATAGGACGTTGCCCAAGTAAGTAGGCTGTTTCGATAATATCTGCCATTCGCTCATCGGCAAATTCGTAGATTTTTTCGAGTATATAATCTTCGACATAGATTTCTCGGTATTTCGTTGGGAATTTTTTCACGCCTTGTGATGGGCTGGGTAGAGAAGTGTAGCCCCATTCCCTTGCGCTATTCCAAATTGTGTTAAATAATCCGACCTCAATATTCGCAACGGCAGGCGTGTCTTTTCGCCATTGCAGATATTGCTTGATATGCTGTGGTTCAATTCTTTCAAGTGGGATTGGCGGATCGCCGAAGAATTTACAGAGCCAGCCAATCGCCTGTAAATTGGATTGGCGTGTATTCTTCGCTTTCTTCGTTGGTACAATTTCCACTTCATAACGTTTTGCCACATCAATGAATAGAACGACTTCGCCCTTTTTCTGAAATTCAAAATTGAGTTTAGCAGCTTCCAATACGGCTTCATATTTGTTTGTACCGAGGGATTTTTCTTTACTGTCCGCCATTACATAGTAAAAGTATTCAACAATTTGGCCGCTTGCTCGTTTCCGTCGTCGGCAAAGTAGATTTTGTGGCAAACCGTTATTTTCTCGTTTGCGGGGTCGAGCCATACTAACTCCTTATGCTGTTCTGATAACATTTGGAATCCAATCATGTTCATTAGCAGATTCTTGTTTTTTGGTTTTTGTCCGAGAAGCATAATCTCGCCGTACAATAGGGAAGCCATTACCATTTTTCACAAACGGAATACCCATTTTGTTGAGCTGTTCAATAATCATCTTTTTCTGCTTCCGCCCAGTAAGAAACTGTAATTCTTCAAGGGCGAGAAAATCTTGATAAATATTCATAATTTACTCCATAAAAAAGCCGGATTATTTCCGGCTTGCTTTCATTTCTAAATACATTTGATAAACCGCTTCTGAATCAGCGAATTGCCGTTCAATATCACGTTTCGCTTGATGTACACGGACATTCTGTTTCGAATATTCTTTCGAAAGTTCAAGTATTTCATCATTCGACTTAAGTAACTCAACAAGTGCGCCGATGATTTGCTTTTCTCGTTTTTCGCCGATTCCCTTAATTGCCTTTAAGCAATCAATTTCGGCGGTGTAGATTTTCATCCACGAGCCAAAGCCAGCATCGGTTAGTTTTTTAACGATATGATTTTCGAGTTTTTCTGAAAGCGGATGACGTAATAAAAAATCATCTATTTGCTTGCCGATTTGCTGGCACTCATAGCGAGTGAGATATTTTGACTTGTCGTAGATTTTCGACCACCGATACATTCGGCTGAGTTCGTTTTCATTAAATTGATAACCGCTCGGATTCATAATAAAGAACGATGATACAATATGCTCTTTGTTCACTTCGTTAATTCGGTCGGCGGTAAAATCTAAAATCCATTGCTGAATTTCCGGATCGTGATAAATAAAGTGGTTGTTGGCGGTTTGTGAACTGAATTTCTGATATTCGTAACCGAACTGATCACGGCAAACCACGCCGGCGGTAATCGTCCAAGCGTGCGGCGTGATGAAAAATTCGTGAAATGCTTGCTCGCTGCCTTTAGAGTTCATCGGCAAATATCGGTTGTTGTACACGAAAAATTCACCGTCTCGCCCCATCGCTTGAAATGACATAAAATAAGAGCCGTCCATTGCAACTTTACATTTCTTTTTCGCCCAACCCTTCGGATCGTGCTTTTTATTGCGTTTCTTTTTCTCTTTGGCCATATTGATTTATCCATAAAAGCCTACGATTAATATGCAGGCTGTTCACTTTATTTTAGATATTCCTCAACTCTTTCCCCAATCCATTTCATCACAGGGACTGCCATTGAGTTGCCAATAGCTTTATAACGAGGGCTGTCAGGACAGTCTTCTGCGGTTTTATTTCGGTAAGGTATTTTGGTGTAATCGTCTGGAAAACCTTGCAAGCGTTCACATTCTTTAGGTGTGAGTTTACGTAAGGTGTATTGATTGCAGGCTGCAAATAACACATTTTCTTGTCCGTTATTTCTGCCTAAACAATAAGCAGTTTGCGTATTAATGATAGGATCTTGTGTTCCGTGAACAACAAATGTTTCCGAGCCGCCACCTAAAACACCTCCACAAGCCTTAAGTGTTCCACCTATATTGGATTGGCGATAGCTTCCAAAGCTACTTTCAATATATGTGGCAGTGTTTTCTTTCTTCGGTTTGCTCGAGTTAAAATCCCCTCGCAAGCCTTTTGGCTCAATGAGTATTTGGGCAATACTTCGTTTTCTAGCACTTGCCACAAGGAACACTCGCTTACGTCGTTGGGCAACTCCGAAGTATTGAGCATTGATGACTCTCCACGAGATTGTTCTTGCTGAATGCACATAACCAGCGTTTGTCCATTTGCTCCCTGTTGGTTGTAATGGCTGAGATTCTTGAGCCAGTCCAGCCAAAAAGTGTCCGAAAGCGTTGTCCTTGGTGGATAAAACACCCGGCACGTTTTCCCACACAAGAATGCAAGGTTGTTTTCCGTCTGAGAGTCGGACATAATCAATAGCCTCCAAAATGTGAATAAGGGTTAATGTTAAGTTACCTCTATCATCGTTTAAACTTTCACGTTTGCCAGCCACGGAAAATGCTTGGCAAGGTGTACCACCGACTAAAACATCAGGTGCGGGAATTTCACGATTGAGGATTTTAGGAACTAAGGCGGTCATATCGCCTAGATTTGGAATATCAGGATAGTGATAAGCAAGCACGGCACAAGGAAAAGGTTCAATTTCAGAAAACCAAACTGGCTTTCCGATACCTTTCCAAGCAACCGATACAGCCTCAATACCTGAACATATTGAGCCGTAGGTGAACATTTTTTATTCCATAAATAAAAAACGCACTATCAAAGTGCGTCATATGTTAATCTTGTGGTCTTGGCGGAAGTGGTTGCCAGTGAGTTACTTTGCCGCACTCGCCATTATCCGAATAAAATCGATTACCGTTAATCATATAACCTATAAAAATCTCTACATAGTCTTCGAAATCGGATTTATAGCCATATAACAATAAGTTTTCAGATTTTGTTCCGCAGTCAAGCTCAGGTTTTTTATCTTTAACACTAATCCAGCCGTTATTTTCTTTTTCCATTTATTTAATTCCATTAGACTTAAATTCAAAATATTTGAATGGATTATAATTTTTCATTCCCATAATAATTATGTGAACGAGATTATCTATACTTAAAATTGAGCTATTATCGCTGAGATTAAAATCAATTCCAGCATCTTTTCCAATTATTGGTTTGAGTAATTTTGTGGCTTTTGCCGCCAAATTAATATAATTCGCATTGTATGTTTTAGTTTTGTTATTGGATTCTTTTAATGGATACACCGCACACAAATTCGGGAATTTTCCTTCAATTTCTTTTCCTTGGACTGTGATACCACCTAGTGTGGCGGTTATTGCTCCTTTGTTATAAGCAACTTGCAAAGTTCTGAATTTTTCCTCTTTGCTAAAAGGTTTAATTAATAATATTTGCTTAATCAGCTCATTTGGCATAATGAATCCTTTGCGCTTCGGAAATGAAGCAAACAAATTTGGCTTAGTGGTAAATGCAACGTGTCCGTTTGTTGCTTGAATGCACCCATTTTCAAGATTAAAATAAACACCATTTAGATTTTGTCTTACGTCATTTTTTCCTGCAAATAATGATGCTGCTTTTAGGTAAAGTACATCAATATCAATTATTATCTGTTCATTCATCATTTATAAGTCCTCCTCCTTCACAAATAACACCATCAATCATACGACCTTTTCTATCCTTGATTTCTTGCCAAGCCAAAGATAAACAACTTTCTAAATTGATTTCTTTATTAATGGCCAACTTATTTAGAAAATATACTATTTCATAAAAATTAGAATAAACCTCGTTTATATTGTAAATACCATTTCTGAATATAATTAATTTAGATAAATTACCCAAAACACCGGCTAATCTCATACAAATAAATTCATTGTTCTCAGTTGAGCAATCTGAATCAACCAAAGCCTTGTCAATAAACCATCTACTAGCTTTCATTTGGCAAGCTAATATAATAGTAACCACAAGACAATCACCAATACTGTCTTTAATCACTTCGGGTTTATTCTTCGCAATACCTCCGCATAGTTCTCCGAATTCTTCCATCAGCTTGAGCATTTGCTTTTTCGGGTTTGAACCATCGATTAAGTTTCGGTCATCAGCCCATTGCTCGACTTGTTTAATCAGCTGTTGCATTTTCTTCTTCCTTATTTTTTACTTGGACTTTAAAAGTTAATTCTTTGTCGTCTTCGGTTGTTAATACTATTTTTAATTCGCCCTCGGGGAATTCGTAAGACTTAACAAACAACTTGTGAGAAACAATAAGGGTATTTGAGCCTTGGCGGAAGCAAAGCGAATCACTCGCAGAGAGTGGAGCAGACCACCCGAATTTACTCATATCAGATTTGCCACACGGCGTAAAAGCAGTTTGCTTTAATTGCTCTTCTAAATTTGAAAAATCGACCGCTTGAGTTAAACGGTATGTCATTAAGTTTTTAAACCAAAACATATTTTGTTCCTTATAGTAAAAATCCCGCACTTGGCGGGACTTGTTATTAATCTGTACGTTCTTTTAATTAGTACTTAGTTGATTATCGTTCTGTGGATCTTCTTGTGGGATATCTGGGTATTTAAACCATCCTTTTCGGACGTCATTTAAATACCAAACAGTGCCATCGTCGCATAAAGCAGATATATTAAATTGATCACCCATGCTGCCACTTACCATCGTGCTTTCGCAGATTTGAATAATTTTTCTAGTCATAATTTTTACCCCATTTGTTTAATCAACTCATCGTAATACGCACTCGCCAAACTCACACGCTCTTGGATTTTGGCGATAACTTTCTCATCTCGCTTAATCGTTACGGTGGTAATGCGCTTTTTAATCGGGATTTGTTCGACTAAATCGACGTATTTAGTTGGTTCTTGCCATTGTGGAATTTGGTCTAGAGGAGTAGGGAATAACACAAAATCAATTTGAGCTTCTTCGCAATCCCAAAGCCACATATAGCCTTGCATTTGGTAGTTATAACCTGCTTTTTTGGCTTTTTCTTCGGCTTCGTCTTGGAAAAATGGGTGTGTGCCGATGTCCCACGAGCATTTAGTGTCAATAATGAGCTTGCGTGACGGAACGTAAATATCACATTCGCCTGTGATGAAGGCGTTTTCTCTGCGTTCTGTGTTCTTTTTAAGAACCAATCCACGAGTAAAGCCACTTAATTTGATGGCTTGGTCTTCGAGCTGATTGCCTTTTTCGGTGTACTTGTTGCCGTCAAAGGAGTGATAGCCGAACAAGTCAAATTTTGCAATTTCTCGGACTGCATTTTTGGCGGTGTCGGAAATTTTGCCAGCATCTTTATCTGCTTTTGAGCGTGGCTCGCTCATTAGTTGGTGGAGCTGAGAGCAACGGACTTTTAGGTTATACATTTTTTCCATTGTGTTTCCTTTGGGTATAAAAAAACCGCTTGGGTTACAAGCGGTTGGTTGTGGTTAAAATCTTGCTAATCGTTGTTGATTAAGCTGGGGTAAGACTTGTTCAATAAAAGGGTCAAGCCATACGTTAAATTCGTGTGCGATATCGTAGGCTTTCCCTGCAATATCGTTTTTAACATAGCGAGAAATGCCTAAATCTTCGTACAGTTTACGATGAAATACTTCCACTTCTTTTGCAAAGGCTCTGGCTCTTACAAGATATTTGGCGATTTGTTCTGCATCTAAACCTGCAATGGTGATGTCTTTTTTACTGCGGTCAATCGGGCGGTATTGATTGCCGAGTGTGTTTAAGAAGTTGATAACGTGTTCAAACATTGTTTGCGGTAGTTGGTCATACTTCGCTACGTTAAAAGTGCTTTTGAGCCGAGAGTAGATTTCTTGCCAGTGTAATCCTGTTCGATAGTGAGCCTGTTGTACCGCTTCCTGTATAGCTCGTTGTTGCTCAGGGGTAATTGTAAGCGGTACGATTTGCGTAGAATTTTGCGAATATTGTCCTGTCTTGCGAATTTGCGGTAAAACTTCTTCAAAGACCCAGTTTTGAAAATCGATAGCTTGAGATTTGTTAGATCTAAAAATGATCCGATATAAATTCGGTTCGTTGATGAAAGTTACTTCTTGTTTTCCGCCTTTGGTAAGGGTATACATTTTATGTAGACCCTTTTCATTAAATCTAAAGCGACTTGAATTTGCATTGCTTATATCAAGAGCTATACACACATCTGTTAAACAAAAGTGCGGTTCATTGTTGATTACTTCAATGCGAACAGGATTAGATTTGAAATTGAAAGTAGAGATTTGATTTGACATAATTTTGTACCTTTCGTTTTAGTTTAGTTAGTCGATCACTTAGTGGGTGATCAGGCTTCAACTACCAACGAAAGATGGCGGAGCTTATTTCCCTTTCGGGTATTGTATTAGGCTCTCTCGACCCGATCATAACTGATCGCTACCTAAATTTTAGGTACAAAAAAACCGCTTTGTATCGGAGCGAGTAACCGACTTTCGTTGTTAGTGCGGTTATCTTAATCCGAAGGGGGGCGGTTTGTCAAATAAAAAAGCCCACAAAATAAATTGTAGGCTTTCTTTAAATTTCTGTTGATTTGTATGTAAACATACTATATAATAATCTCACTTTCAAGGGATGGCTTGAAAGTGAGTGCGAGGCTTAATCCTCACGCTTGAAGAGGAAAGAAATATGTTAATTCGCATTTTCCTTATTATCGTGTTACTTAGTGTTAGCTTGCCGGCATACTAATTAACCGATAGTAAACTGGGGGTGAAAGCTCCCAGTTCTTCAACACTTCAAATCATAGGATTTTATTATGGCTCTGTCAAGAACTGAAATTAACGCTCGCAGTGAAGCTAAACGTGGGATTGTTACCAAGTCGTTTAAAATTCATCAATCAGTATCAGAACAAATCGACCGCTTAGCCGTTGAGCTAGGCATTTCAAAAGGTAAAGTGCTTGAGCAGGCGATTGAACTCTTCGAGCAATCTCAAAAAGGGGCGTAATGCCCTTTTTTGATTTTGGGCGGTGTCAATCATTCTCTTTTATTTTCGATCTCTTCTAAAATCGCATACTGCTCTTTGCTGAATTCATAGCCGTTATCGCATAAGTCTTGCAAAGTGGCATCACCGCTGATGATGTTTTGCTTACATTTTTCAAACACGTCATCATTGACTTTTAATTCGGTAAATTCAGCTTCTTGAACTTCATTATCAGGGTAAGAAAATTCTGCGTTTTCTACATCTTTGACAACCGCTTGATCTGCCAGTACCGCTTGTTGCATTTCTACGGAAAGTGGGGCTTGTTTAGAGAGTAGCAACTTAAGAACCGTTTTGATTGCCATCGCCTCAAAGTTGTCGTGCCATACGCCATAACCTTTTTTATAGGTTTGTGAGTAGCGTGCGGCGTGGTCGTACACGTCTTGGGTACTCATATAGAGTTCGGCAGTAAATTCGTTGATCAACTTGAAATAAGCATAGTAGCCGATTGGTTTTTCATCTTTGGCTGGCTTTTGTTTCCAGTCAAATTCAAAACCGTTTATTGGGTCTTCAGCAATCAGTTGTTTCTCGTAAACTGGCACTGCAACAAGGCGTTTAAATTGCCCTGACCGTTGTGCCAGTTGAATTAAGCCTTTATAGCCGAGTTGGAACTGGGCTTCCGTCTTTTTCTCTTTTCGATTTTGATACGGCACAATGTATGCAAAACCTAAGCCATTTTGTAGCGGTAGATTGAGCGTTGCCGCCATACATGCTGCATTGAATACGCTCATTGGATCAGCGTTACGTAGCATTGAGTTGCTATTCACAATTTGCAAGACGCTTGTCGTAAAAGTTGATGCGTTCTTATTGAGCAACTCTTGCAGTTTTTGCTTTACATTTTGCGACTCAAACAGTGTTTTGATAGGGAATTTATCTTGCTTTTTAGCTACTTGATTTTGTTGTTGATTTTGATTTGTCATTTCTTAGCCCTCCACAACCTTACGCATACGTTTTACAATACCTTCCGCCTTACTCGGCTTATTGATATTAAACAAGCGGTCTGAAGTGGTTTTACGTGATTTACCGTTAGCAAAGTAAATCGTGACTTGTTTGCCGGTTCGAGTTTCGCCGGTATGGCATTTTCTTGACCGCTTACTTGCTCGGTTTCTGCTTGTAAGTTTTCGTCCGTGCCGGTTAAATCCTTGAACTTAATTTGGCGTTTTCGGCTTAATGACGGGTGGTTGCGTTTGACGCTTTCTTTCACATCTTCAATCATTGCAAAACTCTTTGTTGTTGCGATAAATTCGCCATGTCCGCTAAATAGCTCGGCAAAGTAACTGTCATTATCTTTGTGCAGCTCTACGATTAATTTGTAACTCATTGTTCAACCTCTAAATTCGATTGGGATTTGTTGTGATTTTGGATATTTGCAAACATATTCAGTTTGGAATAACGTGCCATTTGAGCGATTAATCATATCGCCGCCTGCTTGCTGGCAATGAACTTGCTCAAGTGTTTGCTTGCCGTCAAAATCATTAGATTGACAGCCGGTAACTTGTCCGCCAACAACTAGCGCAAGTGTAAGTGCGCCAAGCGCGTAACCTAAATTGCTCATAAAACACCTCTGAATAGTTTGAAAATTGTTCTAAAATCTGAATTTTGGGTAAAAAAAGACCGCTTGTTTAAGGCGGTCAAAGGAGGTTTACCTATGGAAATTCGGTCGTTTTAAAGTTTCAGCCGTTCAACTTGCCATTAGGAAGTGCGCTCGGTTAAAAATTTTAAAGCACTTATTAAGTGAAAAGATAAGGAAAATCCCAAGCGCACTTTCTGATGACTGCTATCTTTATTTCGTGACCCGATAGCAAGGTCGGTGTTTAACATCTCGTTTTGTGAGCGATTTGCGATTCAATCGCTTTGATATATTCGTCCGGTCGGCTATATTCGATTTCATCTGCAAATTTGCCGAATCCGTTATCACGTAGTAGCGTTAAAATTTGTTCTTCCATTGTGAGGAATTTTCGTTCTTCTTCGTCATATTCCACCTCTAAATCATACTCCGGTGGGTAGCCTAAATCGGCGTAGCTGTAAGCTCCGTTAGTGTTCATAATGTTCTCTCCGTTTTACCATTCAAAACCGCTCTCAAGGCTTTATTTCTGTATGTTCAGCGATTCTTCTTTCGTATCGATTCCGTTTCGCAACATAGAGAGCAAAAGCGGAAAGTGGTTTTGAATGGTTGCTTGTCTCTCCAAGCTGTCACGCCTTTAGCTAACGTTTGCTGTCTGTTGCTTTCCCATTTTTTACCAACTGGAAAACAGACCAAACGGTGTGGTTCTGTCGCCCGCCCAGCTTTGCCATACTGTCGGGTGCCGCTTATATCCGTATCCGATTATCGGAATGTGATTGCTTAGAACATTGAATACCAGTGTTGCGCGTTTAGCTCTTTACACCTTGCGAGTGCACTGCCTAAACATTCATTCCCTCTATGAATGAAGCGTTGAAGTTTACTTCTTGCGGTCTAAATATTCGTTCGCATAAGCACCAAATTGTTAAAGAGCATTGCCTTTCGGCTAGGGTAGAACCCTTATTCAAGCCCTCCGACCGAGGGCTTAGTAAAGATTCTTAGCAGAGATACATATTCCAAAGTTGTTCGGCTTTTTCAGCGTTCATTTTTTCGCTTTGGCTCCACTCAATCAGCTTACCGTTTCTAAACATTGCTCTTTCAACGACAAACTCATTTGTTTCTTCATTTTCGTATGCTTCGAAAATTTGAATAAATCCGTTGCCACGTTTCTCTTTATGTCTGCATAAGATGAAATCTTTATTGTTGAATACGCTTTGAGTGTCCATTTTGTTTCTCCTTGTGGGCTATCTCGTTTTGATGTGGCTATTATCACTATTTGTGATTTAAAAGTAAATAACAAAATGTGATTTATTTTCAATGAAAATCACTATTTGTGATTAAGTTGTTGATTTTAAAAGAAAAGAATTTTTGGAAAATTAGTTTGATTGCTTGTTTTTTAGTCAATTTAGGCGGAGTTTTGAGAATTTTTGCGATCTAGATCGAAGAGATTAGCTGCTGTTTTTGACCGAAATGTAGATTTCTCTATCATAATGCCAAAGCAATTAGGAGGATTTATGGATGTGTCAAAAGATGATGTTTTAATCGAGCTAAGTAATCTTATTGGGAAAGATAAGGCAGTATTGTTATTGTTGCTTCAAGCACTAGAAGAAGGTTGCGGAGAGTTGATCTCCTTAGCTCATCAAGAGATAGATATTGTTGAGTGATGGATGTCAGTGAAATTGATCTCGTCGAGATAAAAGAAAACCGCCACGAGGGCGGTTTTTTCTTAGTAATTATTTATTGGCTTTACTTTGTTGTAAAAGGAGGTCTAACATTTTGTCGAATTTATTATCAAGTTTATCAAATTTATTGTTTAAAACATCGATTTTCTCTTCGACAACATCAAGTCTTGATTCAACTTTACCAATTCTAATATCTAGTTTGTGTATTTTGTCTTCTACCTGTTGGAAGCGTTGATCCACCTGTTGGAAGCGCTGATCCACCTGTTGAAATCGTTGGTCGATTTGTTGAAAACGTAGGTCTACTTGTTCAAATTTTTTATCAATATTAAAAAATTTGCCCTCATATCGGGTGTCAAGCGACCATGCACCGGCGATTATAACAAAAAGCCCAGTTAGACAAGCTGCATAGAATTTTCCGGTCGTCAAATAGTTAGATTCGATAACGCTTACTTTGTTTGTCAATGTTTGGCAAGAGGATTCTACGTTTTTTAATCGTTGATAATAGTCCATTTCATTATCTCCTTGAATATTATTGGTGCTATTATCGCCATTTACGCCATTACTTGCAAATTTAGACATATAACTTAACATCATTACGTCTTTTGGGTCGAGGATGATTTTATTGTGCTGATGATTCATTTCGACGAACCTCATCTAAAATTCTCTCACGATCAAAAAGCAAGATATTGCTACAACAAGTACAAGTTACAATGATAAACGTTCTTGATTTCTCATTGAGCATGTTCTGATATGAATCTGAGCTATCAAGGTGTAACTGGATATATCGTTCATCGGCGTGCTGACTTAACTCTGTAATGCTAGGCATTAATTTGTATGTAATTGTTGGCACTCCAATTATTCTTTGCCCACAAACCTCCGTGAAAGTATCATAGCCGTCATGTAAATAATGCTCGTCGCTCCCACAAATTGGGCAAGTAAGATTTTTTCCGGTTTTATTAAAAATAAACTGAGCGAACTGTTCAGGAGTGATTCGTTTATTACTCATATAAAGTACTCATTAAGATTATTGCTACAAGCAACTTTTAAATTGATTTACTTAAAAGCTTGCTGAATCAAAAAGTCTAGCTTTTCAACCGCTAAGCCAAACTTTTTACCTTTGATCTTACAAATAACTTCTATGCTCAACTGCCACGCCGATAATGCGAATATCTTGTTTCATTGAACTGAGGGTAGGGAAGTCAGGGTTCAGTGGTACAAGTTCAAAGTGCGGATTACCTGATGGAGATAAGTCTCCTAATTCTCGGTAGCGTTTTAAAGTAGCTTCGCCATTCCCATTTACCGCCGCCACAAAATCGCCGGGGCGAGGTTGTTTACGCACATCAATTAAAACAAGATCGCCTTCGCTAAATTTAGGTTCCATTGACATACCAGACACACGCAAGAAGAAGCCATCTTCTCCGGCATCGATTTCTGAATCGATGTAATCATAGCCTTGGGAGTCTCGGAAATCACAACTTTCAGTCCATACTCCAGCTTGAATTGAGCTAACTAAGGGGTATGAGTACGAATCTTTCACTATCACTGGCTCTACATTCGGGTCTCCAAAAGCAAGTTTTGCAGGTTCTATGCCGATAACTTTGGCGATAACCTCGATATCATCAAGATCAGGCATTCTTACATTTGTTTCATAGTTTGCAATTCTAGATTGCCCCCATTTAGAGCGTTCTCTTTTATCAATTTTTGATATTGCCTCAGCAAAATCTTTTTGATTCATTCCTGTTTTAGCTCTAAAAGCTTTAATGCGTTCGCCTATTTTCATATACCACCTCAAATTATAACTAGGTAATGATATCACGCTATGAAATATCATCAAAATCACAAAAAGTGTTTTACATAAATCACCTGATGTGATTAAATACACTTTATTTCAATCACAAAAAAGGATAACTATGAATAATCTTGCAAAAGTAAGGGAGGATATAGGTATTACTCAAAAACAGTTAGCCAATCAACTTGGATATGGACAACCAAGAATAGCCAACTACGAAACAGGTAGTCGAACTCCTTCATTAGCTGAAGCTAGAAGAATTGTGTCTGCTCTTAATAGGCTAGGAGCTACAACAACCTTGGATGATGTTTTCCCTGTTGGCAGTTAATTTACTCGAAGGAATACGCAATGGCGCGCAATGAATTAACGAAAAATGCAAAAGTAATTGCGGATTTGATGTACAGAAAAGGTGCTGAAAAATCTGATAAAGAAATTGCAATCAGTATCGGTATCGATCCAAGTAATTTATGCCGGTTTAAGACAAATTATTTGCAAATGGTGGCGGCTTATTTAGATGAGATTGGTTTGTCTGTTCACGTTAAAAATGATGATAAACCTGTCCCGAAAGAGGTACTCAGATCCTTGTCTGTGCTGGCTGAATTAGGTTTGGCAAGTGCAAAAGACGAGTATTTAGGCAAATAAAAAAACACTATGTGGTTTTTTTTGTTCAGTCTTTTTTAAAGAATTTTTTCAGAGCAATTGGTAGCAAGACAGCGAATGAAGTGATGTAAGCATATAAATCACGGATAAGGGAAAACATATAAGACCTATGAAAGCATTTTTGAAAAAACTAATCGCATTTTATCACAGTCGTGATTTTATTTTAGTGCACCTAGTCATTTTTATGTTATTGGCTTGGTGGTTATTTAGCAAATAAAAAACCCACGCTGTAACGTGGGCTTTTAAGGGAGGTATTCACGAATGAATCCAAAAAATACTGGAGTTAATTCTAGTGAAAATTCCTCACTTTGGCAAGTGTTTTCATACCGAAAGCAGTTAAAAAACTTAATCGAAAGCGGTTTGACTGCGGCGGAGATTGAAGCACGTTCACAACAAATTTATGAGGAAACTAAAAATGGCATTACCACAGAGCCAACAAAAAAATAAACCGATTTTAAGGCTACACCAAACAACCCAAGAGGCTAAGAAAGTGAGTGTTGATGATGGTTATACGGCAATACCAAATGAGTTGCTTTTTGCAATGGGGCGTTTCCCATTCACACAACGTCAATACGCAGTGATTTTAGCCGTTATTCAGAAAACACTTTCTTGGCGTAAAGAAATGGATTGGATTTGCAATGAACAGCTTTGCGAATTAACTGGCATTAAAGGCGAACATAAAGTGAGTGCTGTTAAGAATGAGCTTGTTCGTATGAAAGTGCTTACTCAGAAAGGGCGGAAAATCGGTTTAAATCTAATCATTTCTGAGTGGGAAAATCCCAATTTACCCGAAAAGGGTAATCTTACCCAAAAAGGGAAAACTAATTTACCCGAAAAGGGTAATCGAGTTTACCCAAAACAGGTAAACACAAAAGAAACTATTACAAAAGAAAAAATAAATAATCCCCCTATAGTCCCCCAAGGGGAACGGGATGTGATTGATAAGAAAATTTTTGCAGATGCTCAAAGCTTGTTGGCGTACTACAACAATCAGGCAAAAGGGACTTGTCGATCTTCAGAACCGTTTTTAAAACTCTTGACGAAAACAACATCAAGAGAAGCATATACCGTAGATGAGATTAAGCTCGTCATTCGCTGGGCGTTATCTAACTGGAAGAGTCGGTTTGGTAAACCTAAACCGGAAAATATCTGTCGAGTAAAAAGATTTGATGGATATATTTCAGATGCTGAGGCTTGGGAAGCACGACCTAAGATTGATTATCAAGCCGTAGTTGATGCTTACAACGAGATACTTGGAAATAGACTTCTCCCTCTAGACGAAGTTGATCCAATGGCGATTCAACAAATCGATCAACTGCTCACGGTGATTGAGAAGAAAACAGTGACAGCATTTAGAACATACTTTCAAGTATTTGCAGACACTGCACGGGAATATTTCTTTGAGCCTGAAAATAAGATCGGCTTTAGTTTCCTGATGAAACCTGAAACGCTTATTAAGACTAGACGTGGTGAAATCTGATGATGACTGAATTAATCATACCTCACAACACAATGGCGGAGCAGAGTGTTCTAGGTTCATTACTTCTCAACACTACCGAGAGTGATTCCGAACAAGTCTTTGCCAAGCTCAAGCCGGAAAGTTTTTACACGTTCAGCCATAACAAGATTTTCGATCAGATGGCTTATTTGGCAAAAAATAATCAGCCGATCGATCTCATTACGTTGGAAGAGCGTTTGAGAACTGAGGGGATTTTGCAAGATGTCGGGGGGTTTGCTTATCTCGCCGAACTTGCTAAGAACACGCCAAGTGCGGCAAATATGCTTGCCTACGCCGATCTTGTTCGAGATTGTGCTATTAAACGATTTGTGATCGGCAAACTCAATGAGTGCGAGAAGTTGCTCTACGGCCGAGAAAATGCGGAAGACACACTGGAAACCTTGGCGATGATGTTTTCTCAAATTGGCGATTATGCCAAAGAGGGAAAAACAAGTGGTCTCATTTCTGCTAATGATGTGGCGATAGAACTGGTACAGGAATGGGCATTGCGTGATAGCAATCCTGAAGCATTGCGAGGGCTAACAAGTGGCATTGAGGCGTTGGACGAATTGCTTTCGCCAAAGGGCTTTGTGAAAGGTTCGTTGTTGGTAGTTGGTGCAAGGCCAAAAGTAGGTAAAACCACGTTTTACAGCCAAATGGCGCTGAATTGTGTGTTGAAAGAACGTAAACGTGCGGTGTTGTTTAGCCTTGAGATGAGTCGTAAGCAGATTTTCGAAAGAATGTTAGGGCAAGTCGCTCACGTAAACACCAACATTTTTTACCGAAAAAATGGCATGGCAGATGATGAGCAAATGGCACGAGTTCATCAAGCCGTAGCGGATTTAACCGAAACAGACCTGCTAATGATTGACGATACACCGGCAGTTTCTATTGCTCATATTCGTGGAGAATGTCGCCGTATTGTGCGAGAGCGTGGTGAAATTGGTTTGGTGGCAATTGACTATCTCACACTGATGACGGCAGACAAGGCGGAACGAAACGATTTAGCTTACGGAAAAGTGGTACAAGAGATTAAGAATCTTGCCCGAGAATTGAATTGCGTGGTGTTGTTATTGACCCAGCTTAACCGAGGTTCTGAAAGTCGAGCTGATAAGCGACCGCTCCCAAGTGATAGCCGAGATACGGGGCAGATTGAGCAAGAGTGCGATTACTGGATTGGGATTCATCGAGAAAGTATGTTTAATGAAAACGCAGATAAAAGCCTAACCGAGCTGATTGTTCGTTCAAATCGACACGGCGAAAGCGGTACTGTTTATTGTGATTTCAGGCACGGTGCAATTTACCAAGTAGATCAACAAGAGGCAAAACAACGAGCCAATGCTCATAAAAGCGAAAGTAAAAAATCACGATTAAAAGGGGAATTTTGATGGACGAGAAACAATTCGACAAAAACACGTGGCAAACGTCTAAATGGTTTGTACGTTGGCTTGAGCTAAGATTTTGCTGGTTTCATATTGACGGAAGCTCAAATGGACTTAATGCTTTGACTACATTTTGGATAGGACCGGCAGCAGAGGGATTGGACGATGACACGTTAAGCGGTCAAGTTGCAGATGACTTTTTAAGTGATGACTTGTTCGAACGCTTGATTGATTTTGTTGCTGACCAAGGCGAGTTGCTCCGAATCTTCGTAAATCCGCCATATAGCGATCCATTACCATTCGTTAAGCGCGCGGCGGAACTCAAAAGAGCCGGTCATTTAGTTGTGATGTTGTTGCCGGCGGATAAATCGGTGGAATGGTACGAAGTTATCCAAGAAAACGCTAGCGAAGTAATCGACATTATCGGCTATCGAGATGAGAAAGGTAAATTCCACTCCGGACGCATTCATTTTGTGAACCCTATTACAGGCGAAGAAGTGAAAGGTAATAACAAAGGTTCGATGGTGGCGGTATTCGATCCGACAATGCAGGATTTTGTTACTCGAACAGTGAGTTTGGATTTTGTGAAAAAGGTTGGTGGGTATGACTTATGAAGATTTGGCCTCGACATTTTTGGCAGTAATTATCTGCTTTGTGATTTTATCAAGAGCGAAATTTTAAGAAATGAAAGTTCAAATGATTAAATCCGCCGGCGGTGCATTTGTGCCGCTGGACGATGAGCAAGCGGAGACGTTGAAAAAGTTTCGCAATGGCGAGCAGTATGAGATTGAAATCAAGCTATCACGCAATCCGCAATTCCACCGTAAAGTCTTTGCATTTTTTAAATTCTGCTTCGATCACTGGTCGGCGGATAAAACAGAGTGGCGGTATTTTGATGAACATACTCAATTTGACGTGTTTCGTAAAAATCTAACAGTTCTAGCGGGTTTTAAAGATGTGAGCTATACCATTGATGGGCGCATGCGTGTAGAGGCGAAAAGCCTAAGCTATGGAAATATGGAGCAAGACGAATTTGAGCGGTGCTATAACGCTTTAATCAATGCGGCGATGAAGCATATATTCAAGGGTTGTGATGGCCCACAAATTTTAGACCGCCTGTATGCGTTTTTTTAGTTGGAGTGGTAATCATGAACCTTATTTTATTTTTATCTTTTTTTATTGCGATTTTTCTTATCGCTGTTTTTGAGAGCGGAGTAACCGCTGTATTTGTTGCGCTTTTATGTGCGTGTTGTTTTGTATGGGGAGTGTGTGTTTATTCAGAAATAGTCATTAGTAAAGCTAATAATGCTGAATTGATTGATATTAAAGATAAATATTACGAGGTGAAATTCGTTAAGGATAAGGCTAGGTAGTGTGATAACAAAAACAGTATTTATCACCGCTTGTTTTATCGCAAGCGGTTTATCAATGGCAATAAGTTGGTGGTATGGGCGAGATAAACCTTAAATGCCCCGATTGTGGGGCAATTTTAAAAGACTGGCGGACGTTTTCGGAAAAGTCGGACATCGACAAAGAAAAACCGTTTGAGTGTGTGGGATTCCGCTGTGGTAAGCGGTGGAGTGAGGAGGAGTTAAAACATGAAAAATAACGCGTTAGATCAAATCAGAGACGACCGAGCCAAAACGCACGGAAAATTCGAAGATGGCGCTAATTATTTACTGCTTGGAGGCGGAGTTGATGACAACAAATAAACCGCCAAAGCAGCATAAATGCAAAGAGTGTGGGGCGTATTATATCAAGTTCAGAAGCACGCAACAGGCTTGTTCTGTCAAATGTGCTATGGCAATAGGCAAGCGAAAGGTCGAAGAAAAACGCAAAAAGCAAGAAAAAGCAGACCGTTTGGCGGAACGTAAACGAATGAAGGCTTTAAAAGAAAAGCTGAAAAGCCGTAAAGAATGGATGAGCGACTTGCAGAAGATATTCAACAAATTTATTCGCTTGCGTGATAAAGATTTGCCGTGTATTTCGTGCGGCAGATTTCACGCCGGCAAATATGATGCCGGTCACTATAAAACAGTGGGAGGCAATCCGGAGCTAAGATTCAATGAGGACAATTGTCACGCTCAATGTGTCCCGTGTAATCAGCACCTACACGGCAATATCGTAAATTATCGAATCGGCTTGATCGAGCGGATAGGGATTGAGCGAGTGGAATTTTTAGAAAGAAAAGACCATCCGCCGCAGAAGTTATCGGTCGATGACATTAAAAGTCTGATTAAGCATTACAAAGAAAAAGTAAAAGAATTAGAAGGATAGCGAATGATTAAAATTGATATTGACGCAACGTTATTTAGATGGGGTAGACATGCAAAATCCCGGATCGGTACCGAATTTCCGTGTAAGTGTGCGAGTTGGGTGGCTGATTCTCAGTCTAAAAAGCACTATCACATCGATCTGACAACCGACGATGATTTAATCGAAATGGACGGCATAACTAAAAATCTCAAGCAATATGATGAGCAAGCATATTATGTGTTACTTGGTAATTACGTAATGCGCTACGATGAGAAACAACTAGTCAAGGATTTGGATATATCAAAGACCACACTTTACCGGTCTTTGACAATTGCTAAGAGCTTTGTGTTTGGCGCTGTAATTGCCAAGAATTTGTCGGTTTGCTACAAGTTAAATTCATAATTTTGATAAGCCCTGTGTAATTGCAGGGCTTTGTTGGTTATTCTATTTATTCGTCATAATAGATTGGATAGATTTGATCGTAAATTCGTGCAATTAAAGTTTTACCTGAATCAAAATCAAACCCATATAATAACTGTAACACATCTAGTTGTTCATGGTACGCGCGATCTAACTTAATAACTTCACCATTTTTATAAGCTCGGACTGATGCAGTAATATGTAAGTATTGCTCTAAATCAGGATAAGGCTGTGCTTTATGATAATTTACAATATCGTTAGCTGATTTTAATCTAGCATCAATATCACTTTGCAGTTTTTGCCAATCTTCATTTTGTAATTCAATGGCTTCAGCCTGATTGATTTCCGCAAAGAAACTGTTTTCATAATCAGCAAATCGCATCGCTGTAATTTCTGGGTACTTAATTTTAATATCAACTGATAATGTAACCATAGGTTATCTCCTTATTATGTACCACTGGTTTGTTTTCTTGTTCCTAATTTTAGGTACAAATTAAAAAGGTTGCAAGTGTTTTTTGACAAATTTATCAAAAAATAAACCGCCATAAGGGCGGCTTATATGGTTATTTGTTGATTGTCATTTTACTTAAAATTGATGACAAATTAGTTTGTTTAACTCTAACTAATTCCACTATATCAGCCCAAACGCCAGAAGGTATTGTGCGTTCTCCGGCAATCCATTGTCGTACACGGCGCGCATCGGATAATCCTAAATCTCTAGCTAGATTAGATTGCCACTGATTGCCATATAACGTTTCTCCTATAATAGATAAATATTCAGCTGTGTAGATATGTTCTTGTTTGTCAAGTTGTGAATTATCTTTATGCGATACAATGTTGGTTAGTGTGGTGTCTATTATTTCCAAATCATTGTGATTAATAACTAATTTACAATGTGCTTTCATTATTTCGAATGCCTCTTTGTTTTTTTCAATCATGACCGCATTTTTTATGCCATTTTCATACGCCGCCAACGCTGTTGTACCACTCCCAGCAAATATATCTAATACGCTATCAACATTAAAGCTACCCAATACATCATTGATCATTTGTTGGTTTTTTTGATATTTGTACGTTAAATTTGTTTTTGGTGCATGGAAAATGCTTGGATAATAATAGTTCTGTTCATCACTATAAACATCATTTCGAGTTATTTTTCTGCGGTCAAAAGCTGATTTAACATTTTTTTTTCGGAAATATAGAATATTGCTGTGTACCATATTGGGCACAGAGTAAGAATTTCGATTTTTTTGGCGATACGTGACTAATTACAAGATCGAATCCGAACTCTAAGCCCGTATGCTTTGCAAATTCAATCGCTTGGTGCATTGAGCAAATCAACACTAAATGATCGTAACTAAAATTATCCAAAATTGCCGCTATTTGTTTTCCGGTCATTTCGAATGGCGGATCAGTAAAAATCATATCGACTTTGTCTAAATGGATACTTTCCGCATCACCATAAATAATTTTTATCATTTCATATCTCCGTATAACAATTTAACTGCATTAGTTGCATCTTGTTTTTTATTTGTTTTTGCATATGTCATAAAGTATTTCATGTAGAAAGTTAAAGATGACATTTCTTTTTCATGCTTTTTCATAAATTCATTATATTCAAGCGGTGTTGTAATATGTTTTAATAAATTGCATAGCAATAAAAAGAACTCTTCTGACTTTTTATCAACAAGCGTCTTGCCAAAAGTCGGCGTTGCCGGGATGTATTCATTCTGCCACTTTATTTTATATGCAATACGCTGTTCTTCTTTTAATCTTTCCTGTTCTAACAAGTCTAATTTCTGTCTGTGCGCCTCTACCATTTTGGCTGAGTAGAACATCGTTTTAACGTAAGGGATTGCACCATTGCTTATTTCTCCGAAGCCACAATTAGGACAGCATTTTAAATTGGCACTATACACGTGCGCACATTTACGGCAAACGCAAAGAGGCTTTTTTCTTGTGTTTTTATTTCTTTCTGCCCAATCAACATGATCTGATGGTAATCCGTGCTTCGCAATATTAAACCCGGTCAAGTCAATGATTTTTGCCATTTTGCCTTGCCGCGGTCTTAAAACCCGACCGCAAACTTGACGATACAGTCCAAAACTACGAATCTTGCGATAAAGCAAAAGAATATCTGCGTCCGGCACATCAAATCCCTCACTTATCATATCCACGGCAACCAAAATTTTAATGTTCTTTTGCTTAAAAGCCTGTAATATGCGCTGAATTTCATATTGTGGTAATTCGCTATGTATCACCGCCGCTGGAATGTTCAACTTATTTAACGCTTCGCATTCTGTTTTGGCATTTAAAATGCGTGGCACAATCAAAATGGCTTGTTTATTCTCTCCAAACTGCATGTAGGCACGAATTGGCGGCATTGCAACGGACATTTCTTGTTTTAAATCAACCACACTTTCAGAGAGCGATTTATCGCCAACCATTGCGACAAACGCTTGATATTGAGCTAAGTAACCTTCTGCGATCAATCTTTCTGTGCCATTCTCTTTATATCCTTCGGCTTGCACGATACGGTCAAAAAAGCCATTAAAAACCTTCAACAATGGCATGCCGTCATTACGGATCGGCGTTGCTGAAAAGCCTATACAACGTGCATTTAAAGTATTTTGTAGCAAATCCCATTTGTTTTCCTCGGCGAAATGGTGGGATTCGTCAATCAATACAATATATCTTTTCGAAAAATCAAATTTAAGACTGCTTCGCTTAAATTGGCTATTCCACGTGTCAATTGAGATTAAAACAATATGAGATTTAGGATTGATAAAATGTTTTCCAAAAACCTCGATATTATTGCTTGCTGCAATCTTTTTTATTTCCCGTGATGCCAATATGCGATGATGCAAACCACAGGCAGCAAGTTTCTCGCTTGCTTGTTTAATCAAGATATTCCGATGACACACAATAACTGCTTGTTGATAATACTCCGCCAACTTCGCAATTATTGGTGTCTTGCCAGCACCGGTATCTAGCTGCACCAAGTCATTTGTTGATGACTTAATCAACTGTTCAAAGATGTTTTGTTGATACGCTCGAAGTTTCATGCCGCTTTATAAAATATGTTTGTAGTTATCGATCCAATATTTTGCAGTCGTCGCTGTTTTTGCCGCTCTCTGAATTTTCTCAGCCGGCATTGTTTTTAGACATTTTTGTCTAATTTGTTCAGCCCACGCCACCTGTTTTGCTGAACCGGTTAGTTTTGGTAAACCTAACACTGCGGCGGTTTCACTTGCTTTTTGTCCCGCTTGGATTTTTTTATTCAAACTTCTATTTTCAATAGCTTTGATAACATTCTCTTGAGCTCTATCTAATTCTCTCACTGCGCTTAAAAATTCAAAGTCATCAATATTCTCGATATTGTTTGCAGCATTGTTCGCTGATTCAAATAACCAATTCATAAAGTCTTTAGGAGACATGCTTTCTGCCTTCACAAGTAGCATTCGCAATGCTAGTGCAGCAGTATTGCTTTCCTTGGTAATTGAAAATAATAACTCTTTTGGAATGTCGCCGTTATATGTAGCAACTAATACTTCATTTCTTTGCAAAATGCGCAAATCGTCCGTATTGAATTCGCATTTTGTCTGAGTAAGTAAAGCAACGAGTGTGGCGAGTAAATAATCTTGATTTGCAAATTTAGAAACATTAATGATTTTGTCTAAATTTTCTTTTGATTTGATTGTTAATTGAGTTGTCATATTGGCCCCCTTTGGCTGATGGTTGTTTAGCTGGCTCCCAAGCCTTGCTTCTTGTTCCTAATTTAGGTACAAGGGTACCGAGCTCGA